ATAAACAGCCTGAAAGTCCCTATATCGGTTCGTTTCCTTGGATACGCCAATATAGGCAGAACCCAATTCGTTGTTCAGGTTCTCAACCTTATCCTGTTCATCATCAAACTCAATCATTATCCAAGCTGTCCAGCGGCTTGCTGTACATCAACGCCAGCTTTACTGGCCTTCTGGGCCGCCCCAGCAAATTTGTCTGCAACGCCTGAAGTCTGTTCCAGTTCAGCCATTTGTTGTGCCTTGGCTTCCTGTTCTGCACGCTGTTGGCGAACTTTGTCAATTTGTGCCTGGGAGTTTTTAACTTCATTCGGTACGCCATCAGCATCATGTGTAACCTTGGAGTACCCATCTATATTGATATGGTCGAGTGCATTCGGGATAATTTGTGCAATCTCCATGTGTTCAGCCACCCATTGCTTGGCGGCTTGCGCTTTGATTTGCTTTTTCACCTTGTTTACTGGAGATTCAAATTCAAATTCTACTTCTTGCCCTTCCAGAATATCCGGTATTTCTGCAAACGCCCCGGCTCTCAGCATGATCATGAATGAACGCTCAATCATGGGGGCCGTGTAGTCAGTCTCAAAGCGTCCAAATACCGGGCCTATCTCCCGGATAAACTCTTCTTTCCTCTGCATGACTTCCGTTGCTGTCATCTGGGGACCATCGATGGGAAGGTTGAGTACGTTCTTGAAGAAGGCACGCATGACCTGTTCCCTGGAGTCCAACTGCATATCGCGTGTGATTGGCAAATTAACTCCAGATTGCAGCGGGAAAACCGGATTGCCATTCAGTTCCCGTGCTATATCAACATCATAATAGGAAACGGCTCCGGGGAAAGTATTCAGTTCGTTAAAGGTTCCATCATTGGGAGCCATGAGGGGAGGGTCTGCGGCACGCTGGCCTGATACTAGAATGGTTTCCCCCATCGCCTGTAACGTGGCTGAATCAGGGAGTGCAATCATTCCCGGTGACCTCCCATAATCCTCCCCGGAAGTCGTATCCCAGCGTGGTGCCACAAACGGAAGCTCTTGGAAACCACCTTGTTCTAATTCATGTTCCTCATCCACTTCAATGTAATAGTGGGCAATAGGCATATTGATTGCCAGTTTGGGATTCTCAAAATGCTTTTCTTCCCGTGGCATGATTGCCTGTATAACTTCTATCTTTTTATTTGGTTCGTTGTCGGCTGCAAGCTTCTTTACCGCATCGCTTACCTTGTCTCCCCATTTGGCTATCATCTGCCGGACAGTCCACTTCTTGCTGCTCATCACACCTATCAGGTTTCCATCTTCGTTGAATATCAGGACAACATCTTTCAGGTGGATGCTTTGAAACTTGAGATGGTCGAGATTCCTTCCCTCCCCAATAAATAAAACACCAGTGCCAAACACAACAAGATCAGTATCCACCTCACCAGTTGACTGTCTGAATCTTGCCTTGGGGTTGTTGAGTGCGGCATCGAGCCGTGACTTCGTATCATCGAGCCAGATTTTAACTTGTTCATCCTGTTGCAACCGCTCATCTTTTGCTCTCAGAAACCACCACTCTGTACTCTCAGGGCGTAGCCAGAAACTCATGTGGTGGGCAAGGCTACGGGCGGCTTGCATAGGTGTGCCATCGAAAATAGCCTCCGTCCTGCTCTCACCTGGGATGGTTTCTCCTACAAAACCCGCACGCCTTGGCAACATGATGCGTGCCAGGTCTTCCCAATGGGGCATGAATACGCCCTTTTCTTTTTTCAAATCCTCATACTGCCGGATTATTTCTTTTATCTTTTCAACAGCCATTTTTTAACCCAGTTTTGTTGCTCCAGGCCGACTGATAGATTCATCGACTCCTAATTTACTTGGCACACCTGCACCTCCTGTCAAGAATGTTGCGGCTCTCCCGCCACCCTTTTTCTTTCTAGCTCGTTGTGCCACGGTTTCTGCCTGTACTTCGGGTTGTGGCTTTGGGGCGGTTGCTCTGGTTACAGGTTGCACGGGTGCGGCTGCGGGTTGCTGGATTATGATTGGCCTTGCTGCTGGGATTGAAGGTGAGGAAGGCATAGCGATATCTCCGTAATTTGATTACACAGAGATATTTAAACTCAAATCCTTCCAAGTGTCAAACTGTATTAACGCCACTTGAGGGGATTATAATCGTTATTCTGCCGTACCGGGGGAGGGGCTTCTTTATGTATTATATGAAGGTCATCAAACTGGGCAAGCTCTCTTTCCTTGAGATATTTATTCAGTTCCTTTTTTGTCCATCCATTCTTTTTTTCATCCTTACTAGGTTCATATGTACTCATCTACGTTCCCTCCAACGCTGTGGATTGTATTTTCTGTTCGCATGAATTGGTCGGTTACTAAGAATCTTGGGTGATTGCCTGGACCCGTCCTTATAAGCGTATATGAGTGAATCTCCCTTATCGGGAGAACGACCCAATCGTTTGACGATGTTCCCCCAACCATCACCCGTTCCACTTCTATCGTCATCGGTTGTCGTCTTTCCTCCAGATTTTCCTTCGATCTGGATTCCTCTTGAGGTGAGTTTCCAGCGGGGGGCGCAAAGGTCCGTCTTGAGTTCCCTGTCCGGGGGGATTGCCAGATTCTCTCCACTTTCTGGATCAAGCGCTTCCCTAAGCCTCCACCAATTCTCAGCACGCTCATTAAAGAACGCCAGCTTACCTGACTTGTCATGGCCTTCACTCGCTTTGTTACCAATAACGCCTATGACGTTTATGTTATTTGATTTCAGATGTTCATAGGGTGCCGTGCCGGCCCCTCCAATAATATCAAGAAAGATCGGCGCACCATCTTTTACAATCTGGACACAAAGGGCGGCCACATCCGATCCTTCCGGTGTCTCCCTGCCCTTTTTAAGTATCTGCTCATCAAACCACCATCCATACCTTGCTGTCAAGACGGTATTGTCCTTACCGCCACGGGCTGGGTCCACTCCAAGGGCTGACATCTTTACTCCTATCGGAGGTTGTGGTGTCCACCTTTCCTGCGCCTCTTCCACCCAATGGGTAGGTATGACCTGCCATGCGTCATCCTCCCTGCCAGTCGTAAAATCACCCATCAGCATCTGGGATCTTAAAGGTTCAGGGAGTGCCTGTAGGGTTGCCTTGTAGGCGGTACTGGTAAGAAATGGATTATCGTCTACTGAGGAAGGTATGAAAGTTCTTGAGCGTGGATAAATAAATTTTCCCGGCTGGTTGGGGTCTGGTATCGGGTCCCCGTTTTCTACTGCTTCATCTTTTCCATCCTCATCAGATATATACCACCGGAGTTCACCGGGGAGGGCGGGGTTTGGATGTTCCGGGTCGAGCCATGGCCCCCAGAAACTTATAATCCAATCCCCCTCGGAAGTTTGGGGAGGGTTCGTGGCACACACCACTCGGCATCGCTGGTCGGGCTTGGCTCCGGCACCGGGGCGGTTCCAGGTTAGAACGTATCTGAACTGCATCTCCAGGAACTGGGTCAGTTCATCGAAAGCTATCAGGTCGCGGGGGTCACCTTGGTATGCCTGTTCATCGCCAAGATGTTGCATACCCCCAAGACGTATTTCTCGCCCACCACCAAGGTCGAATCTCTTTTCCTGCCCGTTCCATCCTTTTCTGGTACGGCGAAACCTGATTATTTCCTTGGAAATGGGACCAAGCTGTTTTACTTCTCTTCGGTAGATGATGGAGGCGTGGTGCGCTGTCAACGCCAGTCCAATTAAAAGATTTGTTTTGGAGCCACCTGCGGCCCCGCCAAATAGTAATATGTCTGCCAAACAATCATACGCCTGTTGCTGTGGAGTGGGGATCTCCGGGCGGTCAATATTTATCAGGGGTCGCCAGATAAATTCAGAGAGATCCTTGGCTATGATTGCTTCTGCTATTAGTTTATCTTCTCCTGTTAAATTGAGAAGGTCGTTTTCAAAACTCACAAGTCCTCTCGTTGACGTTCTGGTATGTAAGGCGGTCTTTTTGATTCAGGATAACATCCAACATATGAGTTCTTGTGTGCTGGGTTATCGTTAAACTCTATTGCGGCGTGCAGACAGGATTGCAGGTCGCCCTTCCATTCCTGTTTGTGACCTTCAAGGGTCTGTAGGTTCAATATCCACATTACGATTATAAAGGCTCTCATATCTCACCCCAGTTTCCCTCCACCACCGGAAAGCAACAATGCTCTCCTGACACTACCACTTGCCCTAGGTGTAACCTTTTTCTTTTTTGGAGTTGTTCCACCGTGCTTGGAATCAGAACTTCCCGTTTTATTAACAGCAGTGGGTTGTG